TGAACGATGCTTTGCCGGTAATGGCCAGTACGTCGGCGGCCGCTTCCAGGTTAAGGGCAATGGTGGCGGCGTCGGCGGAAGTGACCGCGACTTCAACGTCGATCATGCCGCCGATCACGATGGCGTAGGCGGGCAAAGAGTTGCCGCGCAGGGTGATGTCGCCGATCGCTCCGCCGTCTCTGGCGAAATCGTATTCGAAGTAAGCGACTTGCAGTTTGTTATCGAGTGCTCCGGTACCCATGGTGTTCTCCTTGCAAATTTTGGTGAGGGGCCGGGAGATCCCGGCCCCGATGGTTTAACCGTTACGGCTCAACCGGCCGATCACGCGCCGGGGTTCTTGTAGCCGCCCTTCCAGTTCATGGCCTTGGCGCCCACGTCGATCCGGACCTTGTTCTCGACCCCGTCCACGGTCCAGCCTCGCTGGACTTCCAGGTAGGGGCGCTTGACGCCGTTCAGGAAGAAGAGCTTGACGAACTGGCCCTTCTTGGCCGACAGGTACCAGGCGGTGGTGGAGTCGTCATCCAGGCGGGAATCGTAGACCCGGGTGATGTAGTTGCCGGAGTAGGGGTTGACCCGGCTGCCGGCCAGCGAGCTGTCGGTGGCGACGGTGTCGGAGTCGGTGAAGCGCTCGGAGCGGAAGAAGACCTCGGCCGCCCCTTCGGCGGTGACCGGGGCCAGGTAGAACATCGGCCGGATGTTGAGGCGGCGCTTGCCCTTGATGTCCTTTTGGGTCTTCATGGCCCGGATGGCCTCGGCCATGGTGGCGATGGCCACCGCGCCGACATTGCCGCCGGCGGCCAGGTTGCCGTGCGCGGCCACGAACAGGGCGGCCCCGTCGCCCATATTGGCGTTGGCGGTGAGCACCGCGTAGGCCACGTCACCGATCTTGCGGTTGGCGGCCTCGCCGTGCTCGAAGGGCACGGTGGTCAGGGCGCCCAGCTCGTCGTTGATGATCGACTGCCGGGTGATCGGGAAGATCCGCCCGTAGGTGGCGATGGAGTACTGCTCCGACTGCTCTTCGCGGTCGCCGTATTTGTACTGGCCGCCGTCCGGCACTTCGGCCAGGTCGTCGGACTCACTGGCCCGGGCGGCGGTGTGGGTCTTGAAGTCGGAGACCGAGCCCTCGCCGCACCACTGGGCATAGGTCTCGTCGGCGGCGTCGAAGCCGGACTGCAGCGAGAGGTTGGCGGTGTTGCCGAGGATCACCGGCAGGTCGGCGCTGGTCAGGGCCCGGCCGATCATCTCCATCGGGTTGGAGGGCACCCGCTCGCCGGCCACCACCAAGGCATGGCGGGCCAGTTCGCGCAGGGTGAAGCCGGCCAGCTCGTCGGCGCCCGGGGCCATCTGCCGGCCCTGGGGGGCGGCGATCCCGGCCCGCAGCATCAGGCCGTCGCTGGCGGCGGCCTGGAACTTCTCCCGGGCCTCGGCCCCGACCTCGACCCGGAAGCCCAGGTTGTTGGGCTCCTGCCGACGGGTGGCCACCTGCTCCAGGACCTTGACCCGGGCGGCGTCGACGCTGTCGCCGGCGACGATCATCGGCCCGGCCAGCTCCTCGCAGCCGTACTTGCGGCACATGGCGTCAATCTCGCCGATCCGGCCGCGCTCCTTGCCGACCGCCTCGGAGCGAATCTTCTCCAGCTCTTCGGCGGTGGGGGTGGCCGCCGGAGTGGCGGGCGGCGTGATTACCGCGCCCCTGGTGTTGAGTTCATCCAGGAAGCGCTTGGCTTCTTCATCGGTTGCGTCTTTGGACAGTCCCTGCCGTTCGAGGAACGCCCGCATGGCTTTATCCATGTCGTTCTCCTTATGAGTTTGCGGCGCGGGGTTTTCTGCCCTTGCCTTGGCCAATTCGTCGGCCCCGATCGGGCAGACGCTTAATTCCCTGATTTTCCAGGCGGTCACCACCTTGACCGGGCCGCTGAACTTGCGGCCGGCGATGGTGGCGGTTTCACCTTCCGGCACCCATTCCGCCTTGTCGATCCGGTAGCCCACCGAAAAGTCGGTGAGGTGCCCCTCGCGCAGTTTGCTGTAGGGGCCTTCGCCCTCGGGCTGGCTGGTGAAGTGGGCCCGGGCCTGCAGATCGGCGCCGGCCACCTGCAGCTCGCGGGCCGAACCGATCACCGACTCGGCCCCGCCCCGGTAATGCGAATCGAGCAGCACCACCTGCCGGGATGGCGGCATCTCCAGGCCGGACATCAACAGCACTTCATGCACCACTTCCCAGCGCTCCCAGTCGAAAACCTGGACCGGGGTCTCGGTGGCGGCCACCACTTCGACCGAGCGGTTTTTCTCATCCAGGCTGGCCGGGGTGCCGTCGGACGACAGGCGCAGGGACATCGAGCGATAGCCGCAGGCCCGATCCAGGCCGGCCGGCACCTGGTTAGGGGCCGGGGCGACCGGGGCGCTGCGTTGGGAGAGGCGGGGGGTTCGGTTTCTCTTGCTCATCTCATCCTCACTTTTGTTGGTCGACGGCGGCCGGGTTGTTGGCCAGGGCCGTGCTGACTTCGGTGATCTCCAGGCCATTGTCCTTAAGGATCTGCCGGGCGGCGGCGCACTCCTGGACCACTTCCTCGAAGTCGCGGCCCCGGGCCTGGCAAACCTCCTGCGGCGAGCGCAGGGCGTTCTTGATCTGGTCGATGGTGGACTTGGTCTCGCGGGCCGGGTCCACCGGCTCCATCCCCGGCGGCTGCCATTGCCCGCGCTGCCAGGGCTGCGGGGCCAGGTAATAGCCGGGCAGGGAGAGCTTGCCGGCCAGGACCGCCGCGTCCATGAAGGCCAGCCGGGTCGGCTCGCAGAACTGCCGGACGTGGCGCTTGACGATGGGCCGGAGCTGGTGGGCGAAATCGGAGCGGATCATCTTGCTGGTCGAATAGTTCAACCCCTGGTAGTCGCCGCTTAAAATCTCGTAGGGCACCCCGGAAACCACCGAGACCATGGTCAGCAGCAGCCGGACATAGGGCGGGAAGTTGGCGCCGGGACGGGGGTTGGCCTGCAGCTCCACTTCCTCGCCGGGGCGCAGGTACTCGATGATGCCGTTTTCCAGGGACTCGATCTTCTTGCCGCTGGCGTCGGCGGTCTGCAGAGCGTTGCCGATCTGGCGGCCCAGGGGATCGGCGGTCTTGACCAGGGCCAGCCACTTGGCGGCCAGCTTGGCCCCGTCCAGCTCGGCGCCCATCATGTCATCCAGGTCGCGGGCCAGGAGCACGGACGGGGCCAGGACGGTGATGCCGCGCAGCTGGCCGGGCCGCAGGGTGCTGAAACCGTGGGTGACGTACTCGGCGGTGATCCGCTGCGACTTGCCCCAGCCGTCCGGATCGGTGAAGTGATAGGCGACCACCCGGCCGGTGGCCGGCTCGAACTCGACGCCCTGGTCCACCTTGTTGCCGGCCTCCGGCTTGACCGCGTAATCGGTAAGCCAGTCCGGCTCGTAAAGCTGCAGGGCCAAAGGCAGGTAGCGGCGGGGATCGGTGAGGTACTTTTGGACCAGGAGGAACTCGCCGCACTCCACGTCCTGGCGCCGGGCCAGCTGCATCAGCTCGTGATAGTGGAGCTTGCCGGCGGCGTCGGCCTGGTCGGCCCAGAAGCGGAAGGCGTCTTCCACTTCCTGGTTGCGCCGCTTGTCGAGCAACCCCTTGTTGGTCTGAATCCGGGCCTGGAAAGTGATGCCGTCGCCGACCGTGTAGTCGACCATGGCGTTTACCGCCCGGGCCAGATAGGGAAAGTCGCGGACCAGTTGCCGGACGCGGGCGCGAACGGTGGAGGAGGAGCCGCGGATGATATCGTTGACGCTGGAATTGACCGGATTCCAGCCATAGTGGCTGTCGCTGGTCTGGGCGGCGGCGTAGAGGGCGGTGCGCAGGGCCCGCCGCCGCAATTGGGCGCCGGGGGCGAAAACCCCGACCAGGGAGTCGACCAGGTTGCCGACGCGGCGCAGGGGGTCGGCCATCAGGTCCGGCCTCCGTTGCGGGCGTAAACCCGGGTGGCGACGGTGCCGATCTCCTGGCGGTAGCGGAGCAGCAGCCGCTCTTCGCGGTCCTGCAGGGCCGAAAGGTCGGCCCGGGTAATGCTCTCGCCATCGATGGTCACCGACTGGCCAGCCATCACCTTGGTGATTGCGGCCTGGACTTCCTCGAGTTGCGCTTCGGTGGTTTTGATCGCCATCCAACACCAGATATAGGGGTCTGAAAGTTCAGATCCGACTATATCCGGTGGTTTTGGCTAATTTGGTATATGCGGGTAAACCGGGCTTGTATGCGGGTGTATGCGGGTAAACCGGGCAACTTTATGGTTGACAGGGTTTTTCAGGGTGCGCCTTGAGCACCTTTACAAGAATCTCTTCCATCGTTTTCCCGGCCGCCGCCCCTAATCTGGTTGCCACCAGGGACATCTGCTTACTCTGCCGCCGAAGCCGCAAAACCTCGGCCAGAATCGCCCGGCCAGCCGGGAAGGTGCGCAGCTCAGCCTCGCTCAGAGACAGACCATAATCATCATGGCATTGCGGGCTGTTCAGCCGCCGCCACTTCTCTGCCGGGCCGTTCATGA